GCCACAACATCTGTCGCCGTGATCTCGACACGCGCAATCCCTGTTTGCGTTGGAAATGCCAATGGATAGGTTTCAGCCATAACTATGCCCCAAAGCTGGACGCAAATGAACCGCCTCGATGGCGTGCGTCAATGACAGCCGCTTTTGCGGCCTCTTGTATTTGCGGCAACATTCCGACCACTTCAGCGCGTACTGTTTGCGATACGCCAGCCGACAGATTGATGGTCTGATTGACCACAACAGCCCCGCCGCCGCCTTTGCCATTTGGCACAATGCTGCCGTGACCAGATGGCACGAACAATTCCGCACCTTTTTCCCCGACCAAATGGGGCTGTCCAGCGGTAACACGACCGCCGTTTGCCCTTGCTGGTAGGCCAGAAACAAAACTTGGAACACCAGCGGCGATTTGACCAGCACCGAATAGATTAAGCCCAGATAAAAAGCTGCTAACCTTAGATGTGATTTGCTGTTGGATTTGGATGCGGATCAAGTCGCTAATGATTGACCGCGCCATTGATTTGAAAGCATCCTTGGCATTCATAGTGCCGTCAATAACGCCAACAAGTGAATCCTCAAGCGACTTAACGCCGCGTGTGGCCGCATCTTGCATATTCTTTGTTACGTCTTGCGCTGCTTTGGTGTATTCGGTCAAAGAAGATGTGCTTTCTCTGATTGTGCCGGTTGTCATACCGACTTTTTCATTTACCCGATCAAAGCCAAGAGCCAAATCAGCAATTGGGGCTTTTGCTTTTTTTGTTGTTTCAAGCAAGACTTTGATATTGCCCTCAGTGTCCATAACCGCTTTGCCAGCGTGTTCCATATTAAACACCATCCGGTCAATATCTTTTTCCAAAGCCTTGCCAAATTTAAACTTTTCCATTGTGATGCCAACTTCAGCGGCAAGATCAACAATGCCATTCAAAAATTTACGCAAGCCAGCGGTCGCGAAATTCAAACCCTTCAAAACGTGAATTAAAACAAATTCGCCAACTTTAGCCAAAACCGGCAAAAGTGTTGCTGTAATCTGATTGCCAAGTGACGACAGCACTTGCCCTAGCTTATCAAATCGGTCGTTTGCTTCCTCAACAGCGTTTGCTTGTTCGCCGGTCAATTCAATCGTGACTGCATTAAATTGATCACGCAGATTGTTCATTTCTTCTGAACCATTCTGCAATGTGTTCACAAGATTGACACCAGAACGGCCAAACAGGTCGAACGCAATCCGCACGCGGTCAGCCGGTGCTTCGATTGTTTGCAGCCGGTCAGATACTTCATTTAACAATTCATTGGTTGGTCGTAGACTGCCAGCGGCATCCATTACCTTGATACCTAACGCCTCAAAAGAACGCAAGCCGGTGCCAATGCCGGTTGATGCTTCGGAAATAGACCGATTGAACCGCGTCAGACCTTTTTCAAGTTCTTCAGCGGATGCGCCCGTTTGACTAGCCGCAAATTGTAATGATTGTAATTCATTAACGGTCAGCCCAAGGCGGCTGGATGCTTTTGCAAGATTGTCAATCTTATCGGCAAACAGTTTAAGTGCCGTTGCAGCACCCAAGGCGACAAGCGCACCCTGCACGCTGACAACAGCCCTTTTTACGCGAGCTAAACCAGCCGCAACAGTTCTGAACCCTTTTTGGGTCTTATCAATGGCTGCGATAACAAAATTAAGTTTTGGATTTGCCATCGTCTATCACCTTAAAATAAGCGAACCATTCGTTCAGTTCTGTTAGCGTCAATTGTTCAATTTCGGCTTGTGTCTTGTGTAAACGATCCGCTAAAGCCATCATATTCAGCCGCAGCGGATCGCTTTTTAGTTTTTTTCCGCATCCTCGACAGTTTCAATATCGCCAAACATACGGCCAGCAATATCAGAAATCAGCGTTACACTTTCTTTCATAAGATACATCTTATCTTCAAGTGTGAATAGACGCTTGCCATCAACATCTTCAGCTTTTGCAATAATCAGATCGACCATTCCGGTCACTGTCATATTGCTCAGAAAGTCTTTGTGCTTTCTTTGCAGCTTATCAATGTCGCCAGCGGTAATAGCCCCAGAATAAATAATCAACGGCTGACCTTCTTCGCCCCACTCAACAACCTGAATTTGATTACGTTGCAACGCACGCCGCGCTGCTATCTGTTCTCCCAAGCCCATAATTTACCCCTTTAAGATACGGTTGTTTCAGTTAGACCACCGGTGCCTTGCAGCGAATAGGTCGCGGTGTTAATGCCATCAGATGAAACGCCGATTGAACGGCTGGTGACAATCGCAGAACCGGTCAGCTTATGATCACCAGATGTGTTGCCTTCCATTTGCAAGTTCAATGTCACGCTATCGCCAGCGGTCACGTTGTTTTGCGCTGTGTCTGTGTCGTCAAAATATGTTTCAACGGTTGCAGTGAAATCTGTGAATGATGCCTTGTATGATTTGGCAGTGTCGCCCATCACTGTATCTTCGATTGTGTCGGCAGTTTCATCAACAGAAAAGCTGATCACTTCAGCCATTGCATCTGTGCCGATTAGAACGACACCATCGTTTCCTTTAAAAGTCGCCATCGTTATATCTCCTAAACGGCAGTTTCAACGTCATTTTCTTTGGTGCGGTATTGCACCGAAAGAGTGAACCGACCAACGGCAACCGGCTGTTCGCCATCGCCACTATAGTCAGCCTCAAACGCAACAACCTGTGCATCTTTTGCCAGATTGTTCAGCGTCACATCAGCGGCAATGGCTTCTTCAACCTCAACCGCAATAGTATCAAGCGAATTATCATAGTTCGCTGTGCCAGAAACGTATGCTTCAACAGCAACGTCAAGAACCCTATTCACAGAACGCGCCAAAGTGATTGTATCAAATTCGGTGGCTTCGCTCTTGGTAAAAATACACAATGCCGGAAGCTTTGTCTGTTCCAGCGGAAATATACGGCTGCGGAATACGTTGCTGCCGGTGGTTGTCAATCCCGTTAATGTCGTCACGATCTGGTCGCGGATTTGCTGCCTAACGTGCGCCATTATTGTTTCTCCAGAACCAGCGTGGTCATACCAGTGCCGTCATCTTGCACAATCCGCATTGTATAGGCCACCGCGTTGATCGTGATAGTGTCGCCTTCAACGGCGGTTGATACGTCTGCGGTGCGGCAAACAAATCGTGGCTGTTGTAATGCAAAGCCAACGCCCCCGCCAGCGTCAACCTCGACAAAATCGTTGTCAAATATGCCATTGATAGTGCCGCCCGAATAGGTCGCCGCAACCCCAAAATCGTCAACGCCAATGAAGATGGCGCGATCATCTGCGGTTTCGACTGCCATTAGTCGGCATCCACTTCAACGGCCTTTGCCTTTTTAGCTGACCACAGTTTTGCATAGCCGCGATCAATCAGCTTGTTCGCCTCATCTTCACGAACATCGTGATCTTCACCGGCAAGCATAATGCCGACTGATCCCGCTTGGCAGTCTTTGATAGTTGTAATTTTGATCAGTTTCGTTGTCATTTTTTCTTTGTGTTCCGCTTTACTAAGCTTGACGCTGATTTCTTTGTTAGGCCAATTGCCCGATCAGTGATGCCCTGTTTTTCTTCGTAGACCTCGACCTTGCCAGTATTGACCAAATCAAGACCCACATTATCAGTCACTTCGACAACATCGCCAACTTCGTGCGCTTTGCCTTGAATTAGAATATTGCGTTTACATTTTATTTTCATATTAGACCCCTATGGGAAAGACAGGGCGACTTGCGCCGCCCCGTCAGTTTATTTAGGCATCAATGTCAAGGCACGCAGCGAATGACTGTGCGTGACGAACAGCAATGTCAAGTTCTTGCATAACGCGGATGCGAACCGCGCCTGTTGAACCGGCTGTGTAAGGGTCGATCAAGATGTCTGGTGTGCTGAAGAAGCCCATCATCAACTGGCTGAAATCACCGTAGATCATTGCAGATGCAGTTGAAAGTGTGCCTTTTGTCAGGTCAGATGGCACGTTGTTGGTGATCGCAAGGTCGTAACCATAAAGGCTGTTCCAAGGCGCATCCAGCAACATTACGCTGTCAGTTGACGCAACCTTTGAAGTTGAAGCCATATGTGACTTAACTTTCGGGTTGGTCAGATAGGCAAGGGTGTTGCCGTTGATTGCAGCGTTGTCAACTTCGACTTCTTTGACCAGATCGGTGATTGCTTGCCAAGTCAGATCGCCACCGTTTGTGCCGATAGCAACTGAACCAATGCCAGTTGTGCCGGTGATGCCGGTTGGCTCATTAGAACCGCCGCCTTCGATAGCAACATCTTCAACTTTTTGTGCAATCGCGTTCAACAGATCATCGCGGATGATTTGCTCAACAGATGGGTCAGACTGAATCATCAGCAAACGGCTGATATCTGTAAATGCACCAAGTGACTTTGGTGACATTGTGATCTGTGAGAACACTGCGTTCACCTCAGATGTTGCGCCATTCTCAGCAACGAAACCGGCTGAAACACCAGTTGCAAGCTTTGGAATAGCAACGTCACCTTTTAGGCCGGTCATAAAGCGTGCGCCAAGCTCATTGAACACCAAGCGCGAACGCAGGGCATCAACAAACTGATCACCAAGATGATCTGTGCCGACCAAGTGACCACCGGCTGTGGCTGTGCCAACAGTCAGGTCACGCTTGCCGCCCCAGAATGAATCCGGTGCATAAAAACCGCGTGCTTCGCGGCCATTGTTCTTTGCGATTTGCTCAGAAACTTCACGCTCAAGACCCTGCAAGCCAGAACCATTGACCAAGCCGCGAACAGCTTTGATGAATGAATATGAACGCTCCTCTTTAGCTGACATATCAACCGCACCGGCTGACTGCTCAAGTGGCTTGCCTTCGCCAATGGCGTCAAGCAATGTTGCGCGGAATTGTGCGACAGACTGACCAGCACCAATGGCTTGATCGGCTAGGTCACGGCGGTTGTGTTTAACAGCAAGATTGATGATCTCGCTGGCATTCTTTTGAAAATCACGCTTTGCAGCTTCGGCTGCGGCTTCGCGAATTTCCTCGTGATTTACTTCGGTCATCTTGACCTCCTTTTGTTTAAT